TTAAAAATTAAAAGCAACCGAATTACAACGTAAAAAATTACGGGTCAATGTCAAAAATTAATCTAATTCCTTGCGACGTTCCTTTTCTGCAAAAACAAAAATCGCCAGCAACAATATTATTTATAAATCTTTTATTCAAAACAATATCATTAAAATCGGAAATGAACATATGATATTTTCTTCTAGAATTTAATGATTGAAATTGTATATATGAATTTCCGCCTTTTCTGGCTTGGAGATATCCTATATACTCAAGTGTATCTGGAAAAATAGAATTTTTCTGATTAAAACCTTTGTAAAAAGAATCTCTCATTAGATTTCCATCTTGATCAAATGATACTTCAAAATCAGATATCTTTTTAGTTTTTGTCATTTATTCCTTTAAAAGATCTCTTACTTTCATTAAGAGTTTCCCAAGATTATTTTGACCAGAACCATCTTTACCACAACCCCAATAATAATCTATTGGAGAGTCTTCGATCAATTCAGCATTACCAGTATTAATCAGGCTTTCCAACAAATCTTTATTTTGTGTAAATTTAGCAATTAAACATTGCTTCATTACTTTATTCTTTACAGATTCCCAATCGGGACGCAAAGAAACCTTTTGTCCAAGATCTCTTGCTTCTCTTGGAGATTTTGCTTTAAGAATAACTTCTCCCTCAATAACATCAGTTTTACAATATTGGTATGGACCTTCAACATGATTCCACCAATAACCATAAATGAACATTTTGGCTGGATAAAAATTATTCAAAAACCCATATGGGTCATTTGATTTATAAAATTTTATTTGATTCATTTTTTAACTGTGGCGCGAAGCGTCTCAATAGGATTAGTTGGTGGCACATCAACTTTAGTTAAGAATAATTCGCTCAATTTAACTAAAGCAGAATCTAAGTCGCCTGCATAAACATTGCAAACAACCTGTTTACCTTTAGGAAATTTTGCAGAATAACGAACAACTGATGCGTAAACTTGTCCATCTTTTAAAGATGAAACAACTACGCCTGGACAAGTGCCATCAGCTTTATATGCAAATGAAGCTGCTTTACTTAACTGTAATAATAAACTTTCTGAAACTCCCATGATATTCTCCTTTAATTTCCTGGGCGCCTATAAATATATACTTTGGCGCCTTGTTTTTCTTCAACATACTTTGTAAAATTCTTTAGTGTTCCAAGATAATATTCCCAATTGCCACCTGCCGCACCGCAGCCAATTCCAAATGGAAATGCTAAACTTTCTAAGTTATCTATTTTGGCAATCTCCATCAAACATTTATGGAAATATTTTTCTCTAGCTTTAATTCCATCTATTTTAGATTCTGGATATTTTGGATTTCCAGGATAATATTGACCAAACATATTAATAACATATCTTTGAGATATCCCGTCACCTAATATTTTTATAGTTGCCAATTCATCGGCAACATCTCTAGTAGCATAAGTATTGCTATAAGGAAATGCATCAAAAATTGCTTTAGCAGTTCCTGCAGATTTTGTCGTTAAACAGTTGCATTGATGCGCAATATATTTTTCTTTTGCATCAATAATGCTTCCTTCAATAATTTCAATCATTTGATTGATTTTCTAAAGGAAGATTATCAAAATTTGGATCTGCTTCAAAATCTAATTCTGTTAGAACAACATTTTTAACAAAGCCATCAGCTACTGATTTAGTATGTTTCCTAATCATACGATTTGCCTCTCCAAAAGAGACTGGTCCATAAACTTGGTGATGAAGTTCATTATCTCCATAATCACAATCATATTCGACAGAATACATTTTGATTTTATAATACTCCCAAGGATCTACATTATTTCTATAATCTTGCTCTTTATCAAGAATATCTTTTGAGTTATTAAAAGAGAAAAACATGGTCCATCTGAAAGCTTCAAAACCTTCTTGACCATTTAGATGCTTTGCCATTAACCCAGGATAAGCCTTTTCATATTCTTTTAATATATTTTCAGAAATACGATTTTCAACATCACCAAAATCTTGAATCAAAACATATTGCTGTTCACCTGATTCTAAATCATATCTAGTAAGAAACCATTGTTCTGTGGCACATTCAATATTCACTTTGACTAAAAAAATCAAATCTGGATTTTGCTTTACAATTTTAGCTAAAGCTAAACTTGGAGTATTTTTTCCACCAAAGGAAAATTTAAAAGTATCAGTTCTAACATCCTTAAAATCATTATCTAAATTAAAAAACTTGGCAACTGGACCTATATCAGAATCTTTAGCCATTGCAGTAACTGTAATATCATACCAAATACTCATATTTACCACCAATGATTAATTAAAACTTCTTCGCCAGAAGAATCTTTACTTTTTGGCGCTGAAGCGCCATTTTTAATGAGCCATGCATCTAATACTTTTTTATCTTTAGCCCATTCAGAATCTTCCTCATCTACTTCGACTCCATTTGGCAATGTATATTTGAATCTTTCACCTGCAATTTGGTATGTTACATAAACATCATTGCCTTGATCGTCAAATATTCGAAAAAAACTTTCTTTAATTTTTCCAGGCATATCTTGACAATCAAAAACCTTCATTAATTGAAATTTCTTTTTCATTTCTATCACTTTCCTAGCATTTAAATATAAATACCAACACCATACATGGATATATTATGGCAAAACCAAAAAGAATTATTTCACAAATAGAAATAGATTTTATCTGTGAATCATACATTAATAATGTTAGCATGAAACAATTACAAAAACAAACTAAATTACAACTAAAACAAATCAAAAACATCCTATTAGATAGGAATATAAAGATATTATCAGCTTTAGAACAAAAACAAAATAATTCATACATTAAAAAGAAGGATTATTTTGCAAATTTAGGAGAATTAGAATGTTATGTTTTAGGTCTTATATTTGGTGATGGGTGTGTTTACTATAATCCAAAAAAATATAAATATGCACTTACTATGACAAGTAACGATTTAGACATATTAAATAGTTGTAGATTACTATTTGGAAATAACATTCCAATTACTAAACGAAAAACTTCTAATGCTTATAATTTTGTTATAAACTCTAAATTTTTGTGTAAAGAATTAATTAATAAATTTCATCTTCAAAGTCCCAAAAGTAACAATCTTATTTGGCCAAATCTAGATAATGATATGTATAAATACTTTATATCTGGATTATTAAGTACTGACGGTTGTGTTAGGATTGATAAAAGGCGCGCAAATAATAAATGCGCTATAGAATTTAGCTACTCTTCTAATTGCCTACCATTCATTAAAAATTTACAAAACTTTCTACATAAAAAATTGAACACACCAAATGACATAGGAATTAAAATAAATTCTACAAAAAGAAAAAATACAAATTACTCTTTAAGATTTTCAGGCACTAATGCCTCTAAAATATTAGACTATATTTATTCACAATCTTCTAGTGAAACACGTTGTGAGCGCAAATATAATATATACAATAATTATATTAATGTGCTTTAGTTTCAAATTCAACAATATATCTAAGCCAATTTTGCTGTTCTGTATAAACAATAAACTCATCATTTATGACGCCCGAGATGCCCCCTTTTGCCCATACACTCATATTTGGATCAATTCCCTGTAATGTATATGGATATGCTCCATTGGCAATTTTTTGTTTCCCCAGAGCAACGTCTGATACAAATAAATATCCTTTATTATCTGATCCGCCAGCCCAATAACTACCAGATGCAGAACTATAATTAACTGCCTTTGATGAAAAGCCAGTATATATGCCGCCATTTTTATCATACATAGCGCCAGCAACAGTAAACCCCGGCTTACGCATAAGTAATTTGCTACCCAGTATTTTGGGAAAATTAGGAGTTCTTGTTCCATGAAACAATGGTAATATATTAACTTTATCATAAAGTGATTCATATGACTTATCTTCTTTAAGTCTTTGGTCCCAAATTGGTTGTAAAAGTTTTGGCAATTCTTGTCTAGCATTATCTTTCTTTGCCATCTTTTCAACCATAGATATGTAAGACTCATATTCTGCACTTCTAATAAGCTTAAAAACATTAAGCACTTTCATTTTGCCAAGAAAGGTATGATTTGGTGCTCTCGTTTTATGAAACAAAGTATCAACCCACTTCCATGTAGGGCTATTTGGATCTACCCACTCCATCTCTGTTTTAAGAGACTTATATTGATCATCTATTAAACTGCCTTTTGATAAAAGCTTAGAAGCATCTTTAGCTCCTTCAAGAGTATCTAAAACTTCAAATGCATGGTCTAATTTATCATTAGTATCAAATCTCAAATGATTAATATCAAGCCTCTTATATCCAAAATTCATTGGAATATTACTATAATATTTAGATGACAAATCATTTAATGATTGAATATCTTTTGCTCCAGCAACGACAAGTTTTCTTGCTTCTAATAAAAGATCTCTACCTTTATTAATTTGGTCTAAAGAAAGTTGCCCTAATGCACATTTAGATGTGTCTAATGTATTTATAACAAATTGCTCAATTGAACCAAACCAGTTCTTTACAACAGATTGTACTGCTGGATGTAATGAAGAAGTATAAGCAGCTTCAATTTTAAAACCTAACTTTTTAGCAGTATCTTCTGATACTGATTGCACTTCCACTTTGGATTTGCCAACTTCGGAGCCAACATCAGCCTTAACTAACTTGACTTCGACATAGCCTTTTTTAGTCTTACTTTTAATAATCTTGTCAGATTCATCTTCTGCCTGACTTTGCGTACTGCAAACTCTATATTCTTTTGCAGAAGTACCACCAACCCTGCCATAAACAGTGTAGATTCGTGCAGAACCAGATTTGGAAACCTGGACTTCTAAATTATAATACTTATTGTTATTATTAACAATATCCGTAAAGTTTAGAGTAACTCTCTTTGTTACATCATAATCTGAAGGGAATGAGGGTTCTGTACCCGCTTTATGAGCAGTTAAAGCCATTATTAATTTTCCTTTTATCTAACTGACGACTTTTTATAGTCTTTTGCTGACGATTTTATCTGAATGAAGCACTTGGCTTCATATTTAAGAAATGAAAATAGATTAAGTATCTCTCGACAAAACACTTAATCAAATTGAATTTTTTAAAGCACTTATTATGAGCCCGACACTTACAATATAAGCACGCCACGCGCAAGCGCAAGGCGCGACAAAATAATAAATTGCCGAGGCTTAATTTATTATTTTACAAGCGAGTTGATAATATTTATTACTTGATTTGGAGGTAGTGAACTACCAGAAATTCTAGGACTTCCAATAATTGAATTGCCGCCGCCCCAGCGATCATTTGATTCAATACCTTCAGCCAAATTCATAGCATTTGCTATTGATAAAGTATCTATGAAGACAAATGGAGACATTCTGCCAATTGTATATTGATAACGACCATCATTGCGCTCTTTAACCGAAACATATGCCCGAATACCGTCAGAGAACATTCCAGTTCTAGAATGAGCGCCAATTTCTTTTACAACAACATAATCTTTTCCAGACTCAATTCGTTCATATCGCAAATCTAAAGGAATCCTTCCACCTTGACCTACAATGTGTTTTGATATTCTGTTGCATACATCCGTCACAATCTCTGTGAAAGCCTCTGCATTGCGCTTTTCTAAGCCGCCAGCCATACGAAATTGTCTATATGGAGAAAATACCCAAGCCAATTCCTGTAATGCTGGCAAATCTCCAGGAAATGGATAAGCTCCAGCAGTACAATCTAAAGCATCTTCCATAGAAACCAATCTATTTAACGCGGGATTCATAGTATTGGTCGAAAGATAATGATTTTGTAATATAAAAACAGAGGTGCAAACATCTTCATCGCAATCATTTGCATAAATGACTGCCTTTGCGCCATCTTTATCTCTAAATTTTTGGAACAATCCTTGACGAACAGCCATTAATGCTTGAGCACAAGTCGCTCTGGTAGCTAATCTATCTACGTCTTCATGATGATTCATATTGGCTCTTGGACCAGATTCATCAAATTTGGGACCAGTTGATACGAATCCATCTAAAGCTATTGAGTAGTTGGGACTTTTTACAATAAAATCTTCCCATGACATAGGAGGAGTTAATGGCTCCATCTTAAGTTCAATTGACATATTACTTATCCTGCGGTTAAACGCTCAAGAACCTTGCTAAGTATAAGGCTGCTAACGGCTGATGCAAGTCCCCAGCCAATTAATAAATTAATGTGCCATTCTTTTTGACTTAATAAGTACATTATCCATCCAGTATGAAACCCAATACAGAAATAACAATCTAATAATTTATAAAAGAATACTCCAAAATATTTATTGGATAATAAATATATTCTAATTTTATTCATTAAATCAAATGGACCATCCTTCTCTTTAAGAAAGAAAGCTAATCCAAATGCTGCAAATAAATATAAAATTATTTCCATTTTTTAATTTTCATTCCATAATGAGGCTGCACAAAAACAAATTGTCCATAATAATAGTAAGGGTATGTATAAGCAACGCCAGAATAATAAACTGGCATTGGTTGAGGATAATTAATATCATTATTAAATCCGCCTTGAACCATGCATCCTGAAAATAATAATATAAAAAATATTGCTAAATATATGTAACGCATAACTTAATCTCCATCCTAATAGGATGTGATAAGTTGCATATCATTTTTTACGCCAAGAAATCAACATAGTATATTCATTATACCCTGCCATTTGCGCACTGCCAAAAGTAAATCCATGCTCTTCTAGTTTATAGATTAAATCTGGCTTTACCATTCTGGGACGCAATACATCATAATCAACCCAATCTTTAACTTCTTTTTCTATTTTTATTTTTGTTGAAAAATTTCCTTTGCTGGCAGAATCTTCAACAACCCTAATTATATTTTTAAATTCTTCAGTTTCATCCTCAACAGCTTCTGCAACTTCAGAATATATACTCGCTAATTTGTTTACCATTTTTAATCCTTGTTAGATATCATCCAAAATTATTAATTCGTTTTTATGTTGCCACGCATCTTTTTTCCCATTAATACAATATCGTGCCGCTAAATCAATAATTTGATTTGTTTTATATAAATTGCGTATTTCACTACAATCATCATAAGATAAAATCCAATTCTTTCTTGAACTAAGAATTGATGATAAATCAATATGATCTTGATTTGACATTTTTTGAATATATAATGAATTACCCATGGCATAATATGGAGGGTCCAGATAAGCAGGAATATCTTGTTTTATTAAAACTTCTAATTCAGAAAAATCTTTATTAGAAACCTCTGTCCTATCTATTAACAATTTCCTACAAGCATTTAATTTTTGTATAATTTTTTTGGAATTATATCTACAATCAATTGGGTATTGAGATTTCTGTTCTTTACCACCAATTGGACCACTATAAAATATACCAGAAAAAGTTGTTCGGTTAAAGAATATTGCACGATAAGCGCATTCCACTTCGTCTTTAGTTTGTTCCTGACGCAATTTATAAAACAGCTCCAGCGTCGGCTTTACGGTTATCATGTCCGTAAGTGCGGAGAATTTTGTAAAATCGCTTCCCGACACAATTTTCCAAAAGCAATACATCCAATAATCTTTATCATTTGCATAAAGATCTATCTTTGGATATTTTGTTGCGACCTCTAATAAAACTGAGCCGCCGCCAACAAAAACATCTACAAATTTTGTTTGATTCTCCATAAGAGGATTAATATAATCCATTAATATAGGAAGCATTTTCGTTTTACCACCAGGGTAACGGAAAATAGAAAGTGTCATTTTATATGCCTCACTTTACTTATTCCGTCTAACCAATTTTGTTTAGCAGAATATGGTCTTAAATTGTTTAATGCCCAACAATCTTTAAAAGATTGATCTTCCATAGATGTATATGAAAAATTACTTTGAGGTATTATATGATCAATTTGCCAGCGCCATGTTAATTGATCATTATCGTCCCATGTTTTTACATTATATCTGCCCCAATTTGACCAATTCATCCAGGACTCAAATTGAGTTTCCAAATGTTCTTTTAATTGTATTATTGTATAATTAAGATTATTAATAAATGAAGATTTGTTTTTTGATAACCCTTGCTTTCTTAAATATATGTAAATCATTTTACTACAATGAGCACGTATTTTATACGATGGATTATCTTTTTTTCTCAATTTATAATTTTTTCTGTGTGTCGCTCGAACTTTTTCTTTATTATATTTTCTATATGTTTTTTGATAAGCAATTAAATTTGATCTATTGTTTTCGTAGTATTTTTTTGTTATTGCATTTAATCTATTTTTATTTTTAGAATAAAAATCTTTTTGATTCTTATTTAGTTGATTTTTATTTTTACTCCAATATTTTTGTTTAGTTATTTTTATTTTTTCAGAATTATTTTTCTGATATTCTTTTATTTTGTCAATATTTTTTACATAAATTTGTTTAACGCACTCTTTACATATTCTAGAGAGCTTGTCTTTCATCTTAGAATTTTTGTTAAAATTTAAAATATCTTTATCTAGTCCACACTTATTACATAATTTTATAGTTGCCATAATTCATTGCTTTCATATTGAGCGAAATCACTCCAATATACTGCAACTTTATTACCACGTAATGATGCCTTTTGCATTTCTTTAAAGAGCTTTTTGTCATGTAACCATTGAATCTTTACAATGGCACGAATCTCGCCTTTTCTTTTTGGAACATTTAAAGCTACAAATGCAATATAATGATTTGGGTCTGAGTCTTTAAATACTCCAGAGTCACAATCATACTTGCCGCCATTACCATATTGGAAAACCCAAGACTCTCCAAAGCTTAACGACGATTCAATGTCCTGAGATTTAACGCCAAGCCGCATGTTTGACAAGATATCTATTAAATCTGGATCCCAAGATTTATCTTTTTTAGAATATATCTTATAATCAGGACCAGTTAATCCAGGATACTGCCTTAAAAGACTTTCCCAAACTACCTCTTCTCCAATTTTACCATTTCTAATATCTTTTTTAATTTTTTCAATATCTAATTGATTTCTTCTTGCATATTTATCAGCAGAAGTTAATACTGAATCAGTTGCAAATTTTGAACATTTGTCATAAATTTCTGGAGTAATAATAAATTTTGATTCTATTGGCATGTGTCCTCGCCAATCAATTTAACCATCTGTGGTTAAAAGTCAAATTATAAATAATATTACCACGGATTCCTGCAAGAATAACATTTCATAGTTCCATCTGGCTGATTTTCTTCGGCAAATGGATAAAATTCTTTACATTTAACACAAAAACAACCGTCTTTATCACGTTTTTTTGCAAATGGCTTATCTGGTTCATTATCAATAAACTCATCATACCAATCAAAATTAATTTGAGAACTATATGCCCACAACTCATCATCTGGATCAATCATAAATCTTATGACAAAAAATTATATGAACATTAACTCTTCATTTCTTAACCATCCAAAATGTTTATTAGTATTAACCTTACATTCAATATTTGAAGACACATGAATTATTGTGTCAGCATGAATATGCCCACATAACACAATTACTTTTGATTTGGTATATTTTGACATAACCCGCTCAATTGTTTTACCCATACTAACATTAGTATTATATGGTAGCCAAAATTGTTCAAGAACAGTCCCCCGGTCACGAGTGGCTTCTATCCATGGCGGGAAATGAGTAACAATATAAATTGTTTTATATCCATCATCTAATGCTTTACATAATTTATGCTCAATATTAAAACTAGATTTAGTAGCCATTTCTCGCCAACATACTAATTTTTCATCAATAGATTTATATTTTCTAAAATCTTCAATTAAATATTGATCTAAAGTTAATTTTAAATAATCTGTATTTCCATTCCAGCCATCAAACCAACCTTCATCTCCAATGATTACGGCTTCATCATTTAACGCAATAGCATTAGATTGAGACAACCATATTAAATGTGGAAATTTTTTACATAACTCTTTTATTTTTTCATGAGTTTTATCAATTGAAGAATTCCAATAATCATGATTGCCAAGAACAAAGTAGATTGGACATTTAACGAATGTTGCCAATAAATATAAATCATAATATAAAAACATTCCAGTTGAAATATCACCGGTTAAAAATACTGCCTTAGGATTTTCTTTAAGAATATGTCTAATAAAAAGCATCTTTTTAATAAGATTAACCCTATTTAAATGAGTGTCAGTAAACCAAAGATATTTATTTTTCATCTATACTAACATATGATATAGTTGATATATTAAAAATTATGTAACTTAAACGTTACTTAATAACACTTAAGTCTTTAGTTAATCTTTTAATATAACTATCAACATCAGATTTTGATACTTTAATTAAATAATCTCCGTCCAATACTAATTTAGTGGCTTTAATCTCTTTAAAAGAAAAATCTAGACTTATAGCTCTTTCAATTGTTATTAGGGGATTATATTCGTCGCCAACAGAATCATTTCTATACACTTCATACATCATATCTTCTTTTGTAAGAAAACGCCTTTGAATTTTCATTACCTTATAAAAAGAATATGATTGAGATTTACTATATGTAGAATATACGTAATCTCCAATAGAGATTGATGTGTCCCATGTCAATAATTTATCAGTCATTTTGATCCTTTTAAGTATTCAGTTGGAATCCAAAATTCTTTAATTACAGTATGATAATCTATAGATACGTCTGCTTTTACTTTTGATACAAAAAGTTTCCCATATTTATTGCAATTAATTTCTATAGGATCAGAAAGTACGTCAACATAACTTCCATTTGGTACGCTAACATCATTTTCAATTCCAATTTTATCCAAAATAGAAGAAAACCCATATAAAATACCCTTCTTTGCAGAAGGATTGATAAATATAAACTTTTTAATTGTAGGAAATTTAATATAAAGCATAAATAATCATTCTTCTTTACATAAAGCGCGTAAATATCTAATTGCAGCCGCTAAGAATTGTTCTGGAATCTGTTTTTGATTCTTTAAATCAACATTCTCTTTTGGATTAAATGTTGCTTCAACAGAGTCGCACCATTGTAACATAGCATGTTTATTTATTTTCATTTAACCAACTCCAAAAACTCTTCTTCAGAAATTAATTGAGTGCCATGCTTTCTTGCAGCAACTGCTTTAGAACTTGTACTATTTGGGTCTGCAATAACAAGGTATGTAAGCCCTTTGCCAACTGAAGATTTAATCTCTCCACCAGCTTCAGCAGCCATCTTTTCAAGAAGCGGACGCTTCATTTTCATTGCGCCAGTAAAACAAATACTACTTCCTGTCAAAGATCCAACAGCAATTTCTTTGATTGATACTCCTGTTGATAAGATATCAAGGATTAATTTCTGATTTGAAACCAATCCATCTGCCAAAAACTTAGCTTTAGTTGGACCAACACTAGGAACTTGTTCAAAATGTTCTGCTTTAAGCTGACCAAACTTTTCAAGAGTATCACATCCAGCATTCATAATGCTTTTAATAGTGCTTTGACCGATCATTTGAATTGATAATGCCCCTAAAAACACTTCAAGTGGGATTTCTTTATATGCCAAAAGCAAATCAAAACATTTTTGAGCGGACTTTTCGCCCATTCTATCAATGCTTGCCAGGTCTTTCACAGAAAGACGATACAAATCAGCAACAGTGGTAACCTTGCCAGAGTCAACTAAACGCTCAATAAGTGTATCTCCCCATTCAAGAATGTTTAATTCACTAATCCAGTTCTTAATACGACCAACTACCTGCGCAGGGCAGGTCTTACTATTGGTGCAGATAAGGTTTTCCCCCTGCATTTCAACAACTGCACCACACGCAGGACAGATAGAAGGCACTTCAGCAATTGTTCCAGTACCTTTAACCAACTCTTCAATGCGAGGAATGACATCATTTGCCCTTGCAACAAGAACTGATGCTCCAACATCAAGACCAAGCTCTTCAATATAAGCAATGTTGTAGAGGCTTGCCCTGGTAATTGTTGCCCCGACTAACAAAACCGGGTCAACAGTAGCTACAGGAGTGAGTCTTCCACTGTTTCCAACCTGCCAAACAATGTCACGAATGATAGATTCACGAGTCTCATTGTCAAATTTAAAGGCAATAGCTCCTTTGGGACGCATATCCTTGTCACCTAAAGCCAATTGCTTTGGCATATCATTAAGCCTAATGACTAAACCATCAATATCATAATCAAGTTTATCACGTTTGCTATCCTGATAGTCACGCCAATGAGCGTTTACCTCTGACGCATTCTTCTTAAGCCAATAATTGGGAGCACCAATGCCATTTTTCTTAAGCCACTCAAACTGTTCTACCTCTGTAGAAAAGTCCACATCACCTAATACTTGATAAAAAAGAATATCAAGCTTATCTACACCAACACCATCAAGCCTTTTTGATACACCTGATGCTGCATTTCGTGGATTTGCTTTATCTGAGAAGAATTTCTTATGGTTTGTTTTGGTCATAATGATTTCTCCACGAAGAGAACCATTAAAATCACAGGACAATTTATTCTGAACGCCACCCATACGAGTAACGTTTGCCGTTATATCTTCGCCAACATCTCCATCACCACGAGTAATAGCCTGAATAAGTACTCCATGTTCATAGATAAGCTCAATAGAAAGACCATCAAGCTTCTCTGTAACAAAAAGCTCCTCATCTTTTGCCATATCAGATGCCCATTTAGACAATTCTGCTGGAAGATTAACCTTATCTAGAGATCCCATTGGGATTTGATGTTTGGCTTTAAGCCATGCTGACTGAACGATAGGTGCTCCAACAGATGTTACAGCCTTATTCTTTGGGTCTAAAAGACGTAATTCATCAACCCAAGCATCAAAAACCTTATCAGAATATTTAGGCGTACCATTATAATAGTCTTGCCTAGCTTCAATAATCTTATCTGACAGTTCCTGAACTCTATTTGTACTCATTTATTCACCAATTTAAGTGGGTAAGTGCAAAGCAGGTAAATTACACTGTTTTGCGGAAACGCAAAAAGGACGCACGGATCCCTAGCCACCACAACATAACCACGGCTTGTGGCGTG